AGTTTGCAGAACTTGAAAACAAGATTAAGGAACTAGAAGCTAAGAATGAAGCGAAAAGGCCAGCGCAGACGCGCAAGACTAAACAAGAGGCTGCTTGATGGCGAAACCAAGGAAAGGAAAAGCGAAAGTAAAGGTAACTTCTAGGGGAAAGAGAGTCTCCTATGGGCAGGCTGGCCCAGCAAAAGGCGGTGGCCCTAGAGTCAAGCCCGGAACTAGCAAAGGCGACAGTTATTGCGCTAGAAGTTTAGGTATCAAAAAGAGACTACCTAAGAAAAAGCAAAACGACCCAAATACTCCAAACAACCTATCGCGCAAGCGTTGGAAATGTTCAGGGGCTAAGTCAAGAAAAAAATAAGGACTGGATATGATAGAATCTGAGTTTATACCCGTGTTCGATGACCCTGAAACAAGTGCTTTGCGTCTCAACTCAGAGACTATCTCGTACTTAGGGGGTTCTTTAATTGAAGCACAAGACATTGACATACAGTTAAAGATTCTGGAAATGATTAAACAGCATTCTGCTTTTATCCTAGAAACTAGCGCAAAAGTAGTAAACAAAAAGTCCGGTAACTTACGGGCAGTATAACAAGGAAAAATAATGTCTGAGAACTCAATTAGAATCCCTCAATGGGCTTTACCTATTGCTGCTGCTGCTGTAAGTCTAGCAGTTGCTTGGGGTGTACTACAGGCCAATACAGCCCACGCTAGTGAGGACAGAGACCGTATTGCTGCCATAGCGGAGGAAGCTGCAAAAAAAGCCCAAGCCAACGGACAGGCACAAGCAGTGACGGAGCAGAAGGTCGAAGCAATCGTCAACTCGTTGGCTCGTCAGGAGAAGATCCAAGAGAAGACCAACGAGCAGATACAAGCCCTCGTACAAGCTCTCTTAGCCAAATAGACTATGACCCAAGAAACCCCACTCTGTTCTGCGACATGCGCGAATACCGCATGTTACGCTATGTGCAACCACCAGCAGAGCGACACAGAGTTGCAAAGAAATGGCTGTTGTTCAACAAAGGCAAATGTGGATACGGGGCGGAGGTGTATGTGCGTAATCAAGGCCCAAGAATCCTTGGCACAGCATGGGACACCAAGCTGATAATCTTAACTTGGGACTTACGAAAACCAACGGCTGTTAAGACACAGGCGATTAAACAGAAAAGAAGAATCTAATGGAAACTATGCTTATCTTTGTACTACTGATACTAGAACAAGGTGAGCCACGATTAGAACTTGCTTTTAGAGAACTTACAAGCTGTTTGGAATATAAGACAGCTTTAGTACATCAAAATGTCAGTAAACATGCCATTGTCATGCCAAAGACTAGACACTTTGACGCTTACTGCGAACCTAGATTAGTGCCTGTATCCGACGTAGGTACTAAGCTATTACTTAGAGACCCACCTAAAAAAAAGGAAAACTAATATGGGATACGGTAAAGGAGCTTACGGAAGCAAAGCAGCACGGCCAACTAAGAAGAAAAAAGCAATGCAGCGCAAACCTGCTCGCAAGCCTGCTGGTAGAAAAATGTAAAATAATACTTGACATTTTGTCAAAAGTATGCTATACTATACATCTTGTATCTTAACTTATTAAGGGAATACATAAGATGACTAAAGAACTTGAAGTTTACTTTGCTAATTATTTTGAGATGTTTCGTTCAAAAGGTTGGAAACAACTTATAGACGATTTAGGTCAGAATGTAGCACAGATTAATTCAGTAGAGTTCACAACAGATAACGATAACTTGCATTTCCGTAAAGGACAACTTGCAATACTCGCTACTGTTTTTAACCTAGAAGCTCAAATACAGAACGCTGAACAGGAAGCTAAAGAGCCTGTACAGGAAAACATTGACTTAGAAACGTAATGTTAAGACTGTACGACTTTAAGTGTCTTAACGGGCATGTATTTGAAGCATTAGTACCTGTAGACCAACACACTGTGAGGTGCGAGTGTGGTGACAGTGCTAAACGGATTATCTCGCCTGTAAGGTCTAAACTAGACCCTATCAGCGGAGACTTTCCTGACGCCACTAGGCGTTGGGCTAAGGCTAGAGCGAGTCACATCCAATACGAGAAAAAGCAAAGTTCCTAGCTAGAACCCTTTTTTTAATCCCTCCACAATACTATAAGTACGGAGTTTAATAATGGCTAAAATAATTGAGCGTGAGGATCAGCAACCGTCACAAGAGGACGTTTTTGCTGAACACGGGCAACCTCAAGAGGAAGAACAGGCAACCACTAGTGAACCTGATATTCCTGAGAAATACCAAGGCAAGTCTGCTCAGGAACTTGTACAGATGCACCAAGAAGCTGAAAAGCTACTAGGGCGTCAAAGTTCTGAAGTAGGTGAACTACGTAAGGTTGTTGACACATATATATCCACACATAACTCTCCACCGGCACCAGAACAACAAGAACAAGTCGAAGAAATAGACTTCTTTACTGACCCTGAAAAGGCAGTAGCACAGGCTATTCAGAATCACCCTAAGATTAAGGAAGCTGAATCAGTTAGTCAACAGTACAAGATGCAAACAGCATTGTCAGCACTGAAGGCTAATCACCCTGACATGGAAAGTATCTTACAGGATACTAAATTTGCAGAGTGGATTGAAGCATCTAAAATCAGGACTAAGCTCTTTGTAGCGGCAGACAAGCAGTATGATTATGAAGCTGCTGACGAACTTTTCAACCTTTGGAAAGAACGTCAACAGATGATTGGTCAAGCAGCTAGTGTTGAAAAACAAAGCCGTAAGCAAGCAGTGAAGTCAGCTAGTACAGGTAGTGCTAGTGGTAGCTCTGAAGCAAGTCCCAAGAAGATCTATAGACGCGCAGACATTATTAGACTTATGAAAGATGACCCTCATAGGTATGCCGCTCTACAAGATGAAATAATGAGAGCGTATGCTGAGAAACGGGTCAAATAGTATATCTGAGGAGATATTAAATGACTGATTCTACATATCCCGCGACTGGGGGGTTTGTTGACAATACTAGCGCAGCAACCTTTATCCCAGAAATTTGGAGTGATGAAATCATCGCTTCATACCAAAAAAACCTTGTCTTGGCAAACCTTGTCAAGAAGATGTCAATGGCTGGCAAGAAAGGCGATACTATCCATGTACCTAAGCCTGTACGGGGCGATGCACACGCTAAAGCAGAGAACACTGCTGTAACTGTGCAGAACGCTACGGAAAGCGAAGTGCAAGTATCCATCAACAAGCACTTTGAATACTCACGCTTGATTGAGGATATTACGGATGTACAAGCCTTGTCTTCTTTGCGTCAGTTCTATACTGAAGATGCTGGCTATGCGCTGGCTAAACAAGTTGACACCGACCTTCACTCGTTGGCTACTGGCTTGGGTGCGTCTGGTACAACATCTACGACCTACGCAAACAACGCAGGTACGTTTTTTGTAGACGCTTCTAACGGTCTTTCTACCTACGCTGTTGACACCGTAGTTTCTGCTGACGTATTTACTGACGCAGGGTTCCGTGGTATCATCCAGAAGCTAGACGATGCTGACGTTCCTATGGACGGACGTAGCTTCATTATCCCACCTGTTGTTCGCAACACTATCATGGGTATTGACCGCTATGTTAGCTCTGACTTCGTAAACAACGGTCAAGTTACAAACGGCCAGATTGGTCAACTGTACGGTATCGACGTTTACGTTAGCACTAACTGTCCTGTTGTTGAAACCGCTAGCGCCAACTCAGCTAGCTCAGTAGACTCTTTGGGCGCACTGTTGCTCCACACTGACGCTATCGTCATGGCAGAGCAAATGGGTGTACGTTCTCAGACTCAGTACAAGCAAGAGTTTCTCTCTAACTTGTTTACTTCAGACACACTGTACGGAGTAGCTGTACTTCGTCCAGAGGCTGGCCTGACTCTGGTAGTTCCTGCTAGCTAATAGTAGGTTAAGCAAGGGGCTGCTTAGGTGGCCCCTAGCTTTCTTTTTAAGGTGAGTATATGTTACAATCTTTGATTGGGCCTATAGCTAATTTAGCAGGTACTTTCCTTAAAAATAAAGCTGCTGAAAAGCAAGCTGTCCATGACTCCAAGATGCGACGCATAGATGCTGACGCTGATTGGGAAACTCAACAAGCTAGTGCTTCTCAGACTTCTTGGAAGGATGAGTGGTTTTCCGTTATCCTTAGTTTGCCATTGATAGGTGCATTTATACCTTCAATGGTTCCTTACGTTGAACAGGGATTTATAGTCTTGGAGACAATGCCAGATTACTACAAAGGATTCTTAGGCGCTGCAATAGCGGCTAGTTTTGGTATGAAAGCTGTATCCAAGTGGGGTAGCAAATAATGGCTGAAAGTTTTGCTCCAGACTTAGATTTATTTGAAGGTGGTTTTGCTCTCCCCGATGACTTAGGTGAACAAGTGCTTGAGTTTATGGGGGAAGTTCCTAATTATCAAGATATGTCAATTCCTGTCAATGAGCAATATCTAGCTTCTTGGCAAGCGGCTAATCAAGTTACTGACGGAAACAACAACACTCCGCTATCTAATGAGCAGCTACAGCAGATTAAGACTTTTGCTGCTTTACAGCCTAAGTATGTGCCTATAGTTCCGGGAGAAGGAGACAGGTATAACAAGCGTATGGAGCAAGCTAAGCAAACTCCCGGCGCTATCTATTCTAATTTTGAAACTTATGCTACTGCAATGCAAGAGCATAATGACCAAGTACAGCAGTATATTGAACAAGAAAACATCCCTACTTCAACAGTAGTCGATGGTAAAACTCTATACTTAAACTTAGGCACTACTCCCGCTTACTATCAAGAACAAGAAGATGGTGGACAGTTAAAAAATATAGTGCATTCTACTCAACGTAGTGGCAATACTTACTACACTCAAACAGGTGAGGTTGGTCAGTACGGTACTTTCGCTAGAGATGCGGTAGGCCCAGAAAAAACTTCTCCATTAAAAGACGCAGCGCCTTTCTTAGCAGCGGCAGCAGCTTTAGCAATAGGTGTTCCTATATATAAAGCAGCTACAGCCGGAGCAGCAGCAGGCTCAACCGGAGCAGCGGCTAGCTCAGAGTTGCCAATTAATCAAATTCTAAGTAGCACTAAAACCTATAAAACATCTCAGCCTTCTTTCATAAGTAAGCTCACTAGCGCATTTGAAACAGGTAAAGGAGCAGCAGAAAAAGTATTAAGTGAAGGTCTTGCTTCCGTTACTGGCGCAAGTGCTACCACAAAAGCGGGTGCGCCTATAGTAACTTTAGATAAAATTGCTAAAGGTGGAACATTAGTTGCTGGCGTAGGTGCAGTTGCTGAAGGTCTATCCACAACAGGTGGTTTGCCGGGCGGTATAACCTACAGCGGCCCCGGAGCAGGCCCAGATGGTTCTTTTGACCCTAGTGTAATCTATAACATTGCTGCAACAGCGGATGCTCAAGCAGAAGAAGATACTAGCGAACAAGACGCTATAGACATAGCGGCGGCTGCTACTGCCGCTGTAGACGCTCTAACAAAGCCTGAAGATACTCAGGAAGTTATTGCTGCAAATGATGCAGTAACTGCGGCTGAAACAGCGAC